TGACGTGGTCCGGATTTGGCATCATTGACCATAGCCAACGTATTTTGCGTTAAGCGACCATTAGAGTCAGTACCAGTTGCAAACTTAACAGGCTTAATAACCGAAGTATTACCGCCAAATTGACCTAAAACCTTATCAATTCCAGTAATACCTTTATTAACTTGGTCAATTGTGTCGCCCATTGCATCATGAGCGTAGCCTTTCATGTGCCCTAGTTCTTTGCCAAAGCCTTTTGAAGTAGTAGATGCTAAGTCAATTACTCCATCGTGCAAGTTGTCCATTTGCTTATGAACACCCTTACGCATATTGGTGTAATCAGAAATGGCGTCCTTTCTGGTTTTATCCGTCTGTTTATTAGTTTGACGGGTAATCTTAGACCAAGTACTTTGATTAGTTTTGGCTAACCGTTTGACCGATTTACCAGCATTAGTTTCAATGTTATTCCAACTTCGGCGGTTAGTTTTGGTGAGCTTACCTAGTGATTTAGTGGTAGTCTTAGAAATTTTGTCCCAGTTGTTACGATTGGTCTTTGTAACTTTGGTTAGGGACTTAGTAGCATTTTGAGAGATTTTCTTGTAGTCACTTGCAACACTCTTAGTATTTTTACCTAATCGAGTGGTACCTGAGGCATAGCCATTTAAGACTTTTCCTTGGCCAAGACCACCGGACATAACTTTGGCAGTATCATGGGCATTAAGGATATGCTCACCAGAATGCACTTTTGTGATAGCAGGACCATTAGCACCAAGTAAGCGAGCCTTAGCACCGTTTTTATAAGCAAGTTCAGGGCCTGCTTCACCTACTAATGCGGTATGACTTGAAGTGATATGTCCACCAGCAGCATGAGAGGATATTTTTTCATACTTGAATGTGTGCTTAGAGCCACCTGTGGCAAAAGCTAAGTCGTTGCCAAATGCCTTAACATTGTTAGTGACACCTTTGCGAATATCCCCAGCTTTACCCCAGAAGCCATTCCAGCCTTTTTGGATAGCTTGTCCAGTTTTAGAAGCCCATGAAGCAATACCCTTATAAGCTTTTTCAAGTTGACCAGGAATCGAAGAAATGAAGGAAGTTAAGCCTTTCTTTCCCGCATCCCACGCACCTTGAATGCTCTTGCCGGTTTTAGAAGCCCAACTATCTACACCTTTTTTAGTCTTATTAATTTGACCAGGGATTTTTTGTGCAAAATTGGTAGCTCCCTTAACACCTTTATTCCAAGTTTTTTGAATGCTTCTACCAGTTTTAGAGCCCCAACTATCTACACCTTTCTTAGCTTTAGAGAGATGACCGGGAATACTTTTAACAAAACTAGTAGTTGCTTTCTTCCCTTTGTTCCAGGCTCCTTGAATGCTCTTACCAGTTTTAGAAGCCCAAGTGTCTACGCCTTTCTTGGCTTTAGATAGTCGCCCTGGAACACTTTTGACAAAATTAGCAGTTGCCTTCTTACCTTTATTCCAGCCACTTTGAATATTTTTACCGGTATTGGAAGCCCATTTTTTAACATCTCTTTCGGTCTTTTTGGTATTCTTCGGCAAATTCTTGAAAAAGTTATGACTAGCAGTAATTCCTTTGTTCCAGCCTTTGTGGATATTATTACCGGTTTGACTAGCCCAACGACCAATGCTTTTGCCAGTTTTACCCAAATTAGAAGGAATATCGTGAATCCACTTGCCTACGCCTTTAACGCCTTTGTTCCAGGATTTGCCAACATTGGAACCCCAGTTTTGAACGCCTTTAACACCTTTGTTCCAAGATTTACCAACATTGGTAGCCCAGTGGTCAATTCCAGCACCGGTTTGCTTAGTCCATTTAGACCAACCAGACGCTTGTTGTTTACGCCAGTTACCCATGCCACCCCAAAAACTATTCCAGCCTTTTCCAATTTTGCCAAACATGTCTTTTGTAGACAAACCAAGATTTTCAAGGGACCAAAAGTTTTTAGGTGGCTTATTACTTTGCCAACCTTTAGTAAATTTGTTAACGGCTTGGCCACCCCAGCCACCAACCACTTTACCGATTTGAGAACCGATTGCAGCACCAGCAGGACCACCGAAGAATAATCCAATGCCTCCACCGATACCAGCTCCGATACCTTTACCGATATCGGTTGAACGCTTATCAGCATTGTGACGATCTTTGAAAGCATTAAAGATTTGTGATCCAGCATCTAGTGCCACTCCAGCGCCAGCCAAACCAGTTGTAAATTTTCCAGCAGTGGTTAAGCCTTTGAATCCACCAGCAGATTTAATTGACTGAAGGGAACCAGTTAAAATGCCAGCTCCTCCACGAGTGGCAGTTTTTGGTAAAGCGCCTCCAACATTTTCAACACCTTGGACAGCTTCCTTAGCCATGCCACCTTTGCCGAACAAACCACCAACAAACTTAACAGCCTTAATAGCTTCAAGACCTTTTTTAACATCTCCAAGAAAGGCAATAAATTTAGCAGCCTTCACTACAGAGTATCCAGCTAGGATACCCCCACCAATCCACTCAATCTCTTTCTTGTGTGTGGCAGACCATTCGATAAATTTAACAAAAGCATTTGCTACTTTTGCAACAGCTCCACCAACATCCCTTTGAAATTTTTTACCGTCTTTTGACAATAAAAACTTGGCAAGTTCGTTACTTGCTTTACTAATTGCTGGCAAAACTGCATTACCTAAAGTCATCTTAAAGGCATTCATCGCTTGTTTTGCACTTGCAGCACTACCCTGAGCAGTACCCATGTTTTTAGCAGCTAACTTAGCAACATAAGTTCCTGTCTTTCCAGCTTTTTCAGTTCGTTTAGTAAGTTCTTCAACTTCTTTTGAACTCTTTGCAAGGATTTCAGCACCATTCATACCAGTGGTGCCAAAAATCGACTTGAAGAAGCCATTTTGTTGGGAGCCGCCTTTACTATGCTCTTGGATATGCTTGTAAAGAATACCCATATCTTCGGACAAACTCTTTAAGTTTCCGTGAGCATCTAGCATTTCAGATTTAGTAATGCCTAATTTGGTAAATACAGAGTTTTTGCTACCAATCTTGTTGATTTGGTTAGTCAAACCGTTGATAGTACTACGTAAAGCGGTACCAGCTTTGTCGGATTCCAAACCATTATTGGAGAGGACGCCTAACGCAGATGCAGTTTCCGCCAAACTAATGTTGTTAGCTTTTGCAGCAGTACCAACGTATGACATCGCAATACCTAAGTCGTTAAATCCAGTTGACGTAGCATCAGCAGAGTAAGCCAATTCATTAACGACCAGTTTAGTGTTTTTAAGCATCTTACTGGTGTTATCTGCTCTCATTCCAAATGCATCAAGTACCTGGGAAGATACAGTGGTAACATCGCTGAACTTGTCACCAGATGCCACTGAGGCTTGCAACTCGGTTTGGAGGGCTCCTACGGCCTGTTTGGTTGTGTAACCTCTTTTTACTAAATCATCATAGCCTTCTGCAATTTCTTGTTGTGACTTGCCGTACTTGATTGACATGTCACGACCTTGACGTTGCATTTCTGTAACTTCTTTAGTTACTTCTTTTTGTTTTTCACCGCCAAGAACTGCTAAGTTATTAATTTCGCGGTACCTTTGCTGAATAGTACCTGCTTGTTTAGCCCCAGAATATGCAGCAGCACCAAAAGCAGCAATTCAAGCTGTTGCAACAGTTGCACCACCTTTAATGCTGTCCCATGCGCTGTGAAGCTTGTTCTTCATGGTATCAGTAGCCGAGTTAACTTTTTCGGCACCCTTTACCCATCGATCAAATCCCGTAGGATGTAAGCGATCCATTTCGGCTTGTGCTGATTTAATACTGCTCTTGAATTTATTAATTTCAGTAGCATTTTTATTAATTAGCACTTCAGTAGCGCGATATTTAGCACTATTTTTATCAAGAGAGCTAGAAGTTTCAGAAAGAGTTCTCTCTAATTCCTTCTGTCTAGCTTGTAAACTACTAATAGCTGAAGAGTAAGCCTTAACTTTTTGCTGATTAGCTTGATAAGTTTTGCCTTCGGATTCTAGGCGCTCAATGTAAGACGCAGTAACAGTACTTACATGATTAATTTCGCGAGGTAGATTTGTAGGGATATGTAATTTCTCGCTACTACGATTTACTTTTTCAAGTTGCTTATATAAAGTCCCAACAGCTTGGGTAGCTTCCTTAACTTGATTAAATTGAGCATTAACTCCTAAGTTATATCCTTCATGTGGCATACTTATCCTCCTAATTTAGGCAAAATAAAAAAGCCATCAGTATTCAGTTTTTCTGATTGCTTCACCTCGCTATTTCTTTTCACCGCCCCAAACACCCAAGCTAGTAGCGCTAATTTGGTTATCCAGACGGCGTTTTTCTTCTCTATTGACAATTTCCCATAAAACATTTAGTTGATCCCTAGTAGCGTACTGAGTAAGTTCTAGGGGTACTCCATGCATTGCTAGCATAATGGGATCTGCTAGTACATCTGCACGTTTCTTTATTTCTTGGCGACTATAAGTCCCCGTTAATCCCTGAGTTAAGAAATTGAAGCACCTGACCGGCTACCTCCCCAAATCCCTTATGAGTGTCCCAAAAATCAAGTGACTTGATATGTGGACGTACAATTACATCATTTCTAATTGCACCACGCATTAAATCAGTAAATCTAATGTTTCCATTTGTACCAGTTGCATCGTCTTCGATGTCAGAAGCAGTGCCAACTCCAGGGAATTGGAAAGTTAAAGTGTATTCATACTTGGTGCCTTCGTTGATTACGACATCCTTAGTAATACCTAATTGATTTTTGATAGCACTATCTTCATATTGCTTGTTTTGACGTGCAATTTTATCGGCCATGGTTTCTACTGGCTTTGTTTCCTCTGGCTGAGCAACAGAAGTTGTTTCTGGAACAGTAGATTCAGTAGCATTAACATTTTGATTTGATTCGTTGTTTTGGTTATCCATTGATTAATTCTCCTTACTTAATAATTGGGGTATCAGTTACGTTTAAAGCCTTGATAGTCCAAGTGCGTTCGCCGGCTTCATTGGCTGCACCACCATCTGCTTTCTTTTGGATATAGCAATGTGCACCAGTATAGTGACGGGAACCATCACTAGCATCAACTGGAAATCCGCCTTTTCTACGTTCGTCTGCTAATTGAGCTAACTTAGCGTTAAAAGGTGACATTTGATTGACAGTTACTGTAAAAGTACCGCCAGTCTTATTGTTCATAGATGCCACCGCGGATCCTTGAGGATCTTGTTGAACTGATAGTAAATCGTTATCATAGCTGAAAGTAAAAATTGCACTTGCACCGTACCCATACCCAGTTACGCCATCAGCAGTAAAATAAGTGTCATTAGCATCGTAAGTACCCATTACGCCAGTTCTATCATTGTTATGAGCCGCCATTTAAAAACCTCCTTTAAGCCAAAACAGTGTCAGATTGAACTTGTCCGTTAACTGTCACAGTGTGAATTGCACCAGATACGTGGTAAGTAAAGCTCAATCCGCCATAGTGACGATCTGAAATATCTTGTTGTGACTGTTCATCTCGTGAAGTTGTATCTACTGAATAATCCCCTTTGCCAGTGATAGGATCAGTTAAAATGATTCCTTGTTCGTAGGCCTCTTCAAGAACTTGCGTTACTACCCCAGACAATTGAGTAATTCCTCGCTGTTCATAGGGGATTTTGCCGTTTTCTTGCAAAAAGTTTTCCAATTTACCTTGAACATTTGTCTTTACCCATAAAATTCCATGTAAGACATCAATGTATTCACCAGATAAAGTCCAACCTTCGCTAGTTTCTCCACGATTATTCACTTCCACATAGGCAATAGCTTTACAACGGTTAATTCCTGACAATTCATTGGAAGTAAGCAATTCTGGGGTAATTCCTACTAATTCCTTAAACTTCCAAGTGATAGAACCAACTGTTAAGGTTGCATTTGCACCAACTAAAGCCGCGTCCATTGCTTCTGCTGTATCGTGCTTTAAACCGATGGTGTAATTTTGGCCAAAGTAGTTGTCATATTCAGAAATGTCATTAGTTTGCAAAACTAAGAAGTGATCTTGATTGCGCTCAAAAATGTTTGAAAGGTCTACGGTACTTTGATCAAGCTTAGATACTGCTTGAATTGCAAAAGTCCAGTTAAAGTACCAGAATGCCTTTAAAGCGTCGTATGTTTTAGCTGGATCATAATCTAAGACAGCTACTCGATCAGAATGATTGCTTTGAGCGAAGTAAGTAGATGCCTTGTTCCAAACATCTGATTTTTCAGGATAATCTACTGCCACCGCGTCAACATTCTTGTATTCGCGGTAGATAGCTCCTGTAGCAGTGTCAGTCTTACGCATCAAAATACCGTTCATTCGATCAGTATCACTGAGCTTGTCAGATAAAGACGCTGGTTGTGTTTGACCATCTGCCGGTTGAGCAGGAGTCTTAGGATTTAAAATTAAAAGATTACCCAATCCAACGACTGGACGCGGACGGATAACCGTCATAACTACGGAGACATCTGATACACGATCATATGGAGCTACTGTAGTCTTAGTTTCATTAGCCATTTAATTTCCTCCTTGTTGATTTTTAACGTTAATATCGCTGTTGATAGTTGACCCAACAGCTTTAGATTTAGCTTCAACTGATTCAATGACTGATTCATCAACGTCAAAGTTCAAATCTTGCGGTTGGTATACATAACCGCTAACAATAGAAAACGAGCAGTCAAAACCAAAATCCTGGTCATAATTAATGCCAGAAAGAGCGGTTCGATTGCTCGTGTTTGTTATTGACTCAGGTAAAATATGAGCCTGCTTAAAGAATCTGCGATAAGCGTCTTCATGAAGTGCATTAAAAAGCTTTTCACTTAGTTGCAATGCTTCAATGGACTGAGTAGCATGTACATCAATTTGCAGGCTACAGAGGTACTGCTTGTGCTCTCCTAGCCAATCAGCAGTAATGAGAGTCCCTGGATCAATCCAATTGATGGTTACAAAAGGATAATCTTCCATTTCATCAATGCTATTTTGCTCAATCATCTCGCAATTGCATACCTGATTTACGATTTCGCCAAGTATGTACTGCACTAAAAATTGATCTTTAAGCTCTGGTAACTTATCTGCCATCTGGGTGTTTATCATCCCCTTTAAGCTCATAAATGATTACGTCAGAATACCCTTGATAATTGGAATGGTTCACTACCCTGTACTTTTGGCCAGGTTGAGAAGGCACCTATACAGTTGTTCCCTCTGGATACACATGAGATGAAATCCAAAGTAAATCAGCTTGCGTGATGGATCCTCCAGACACAAGTTGAGCCATAAAAGATGATTGAGAATTAAAAGGCAGAACTGGTTCATGTAATTGAATCGGCTCTGCCTTTGTATTATTTTCATCTTTTACTCGTATTCCTCCCACATAGTGGTAATGAGGCGTTTGAGATGGTGAATCATATGGATAAACTGTTAAGTCTACTCCATATTTTTTCAATTGTTTTTTAAAGCGAATATACATCTTTATCCTCCAGTTGGAATGACTCTATAAGTTACTCCTTTGACTAAGTGACCTGTGTCAATTAATGGATTATTCGCACCTTTTTTATTATCAATGGTAAGTGGTGCGTTTCCAGGTTTAGTCCACATGCGCATACTTTCACGAATATCAGCAACACCCAAGCGGCCAAGACGATTTAAGAGTGATTTCCCGGTATCGCCCTCATAAACAATCTTGTCTATGCCTGCTTTAATATATCTTTGATATTTCTTCTGATTTTGTGCGAAAGCTTTACGAATAAAGGGACGAGCTGGGATTGTTACTTTATCCAAAAGATAGAAATAAACAACGTACTTACCATCAACATTAAGACCCGCCGATTTTTTAGTTTTTGCTACAAACAATCCCTTAATATCCTTAGGCTTAACCGAATTACCATACTCTTTAATAGCTTCCTTGGAAGGAATCCAAAGTTTGCCACTAGAATTTTTAGGCACAATATGTGCTCCGTATTCATTTGCGCGGACAATCGTAAGTACCTCACTATTCTGATCACCAAAAAAGCCAATAACAACTTCATGGTGATTAAGATAGTCCAGTTCTTTCATTACATGATTAAGATTTTTTTCTACTTCTTGAAATGAATTGGCCATTAATGTTGCACCACCGTGTATCTTCCCAAGCTTCCGCCACCGTAGAGGTTATACAATCGTAAATAGAGTTGACCCCATGGCGAACGATTTAACCAATCCAGCTTGCTTGTATCAGCATAGTGAGTTTCCAAAACACCAACTTTTTCAGATGTAATGCCTTGCCCACTTTCGCTTTGTGTCGATATAAGATGTAAAGTCATATATCTTGTAGCCATCTCTCTAACTGCTAGCAGTTCTCCATTAACATTAACCGTCTTAGGAAACTTATCCGATAAAGCAATTAATTGGGCATTGCTGATAAGAGCATTAATTGTATCGTCTGACAAATCTTCGGTAAGGGTGGGACTAATCTGCTTAATTGAATCTACTGTCGTAGTTACTGCATCGTCCATAATTACTTAACGTTCTTTGGATCATTAATGCCGTGTAATTGAACAAAAGCATGTGGATAGTACATGACCAAACCGCCAAGGCGTTCAGTATAAGGGATTTTAGTCCAACCATCGCGGTATTCTTGTTGTAATGCAGTTACTGGTTGAGCAATTGGGATTTGAACAGTATCTGAATCATTCAAGAAAATATAGCCCATATCTTCTTTGTTGCCATTTAAGCCAAAGTTTTGATGTTCTAATTCTGGAACTGGCTTAATTTGACTAAACCAAGGTCTAATCATTTCAAGTACGGTCATTTGTGGATTGTACTCGTTATAAGGCATATCAAGAGCATCAATAGCGCTTTGTGGCAAAGCTAGAATAGGCTTAGCATTTGAATACCCTACCAAGTGGGTAATCTTGCTTACTGCGTCTTTAATCCAATTGCGGATTTTCAAGTTATTACTTGAATCATCAGCTAAATGATCGAACGCTACTGGTGCAGTTGCTTCTTGAACACCAAGCTTTTTAGCAGAATCAGTTAAGCCATTAATATTTAATGCAGCATTGGAATTGTGGTTACCATTGAAAATTAATTTGTTTTCTGCTTCTGCCAAGGCTCTACGGGCTCTGGTAGCCATTGGAGTAAGAATATCCACACCGCCTTGCTCAGCTTCTCCAAGTTGTTGACGTGAGTAACGTACTGCAATACTTAAATCAGTAAGATTTGAAGTTGCTTCTGTCATGTTCATGTCAACTACTGGAATATCAGTTGCGCCATCAACATAAGGTGCAGCTTCTCCACTGGTAGTCATTACCTTGTAGCGGGTTTGAGTTGTCCATGCTGGGACACTAAAAGTTTTAAACAAACTCATAGCAGTTAATTCTTGGGTTTTAGGTTGCTTAATAACACTATCAACCCAAGTGAGTTGTTCACGCGTTAAATATCCGTTGTTCGCCATTATTTACCTCCTTGTGACTTGTTATCTGCTGGTTTGGTTTCTGGCTGAGTAGATGGTGTATCAGCTGGACCTGCGTTAACCGCTGGGGTTGTGGGCACATCATTCTTGCGACCTTCACCAGTTACAGACGTATTCGAAAGTTGAATACGAGTTTGGAGACGAGCAGTACCACCTTTATTTCCGGAACTTAAAAAGACGCCAACGACTGTGTCGCTAGCGCCTGCTGGTTTAAAGTTTCCATTTGCATCAACTGCTGCATTTTCACGTGAATTGACATCTTCTGAAATTGGGACTGCTACTGTACCCTCTCGGACACAACCAAACCATTCACCTGCTGACCAATGCTCTTTGGCCATATCTTCCGGATACAAATGATCTGCATTCACATGAGTTCTTCTTAAAGCAATTCCATAAATATTTCCGCTGGTTGCTGGAACAAGTAAGCCATCTTTAATTTGAACTCCTTGGCCATAGCCGATGTCTGCACCTGCTTGTTCAGTTGTAAGAGTGACATCTTCAATAGTTGCTACTTCACCAGCTCCCAATTCCGGATTGCCGTAAAGCGTTCCATCTGGAATCATTTAAATACCTCCTTATTTTGCTAAGTGATAGCGATCAAGTTGGGGCTTTTCTGCGCTATCTGTCTTTTGAGTTTTGCCTTGATAACCGACAACACTAGGCTTACGTTTACTAATTGAGTCAAAGTAAGCATTAACGTATTCGTCAGATTTATCAGCCAAATCAACAGAGTCATACACGGAATTGATTGCTTCAATCTTCATGTCTCTGTCAGATTTACCCTTGAAATCAAAAGAATCGCCAACGTAAGTCTTAACTTTTTCGATTAAGTCCATACGTTTGGCGATTGCTTCATCTAAGGCATCCCCTTCATACTTCTTTTTGTAGCTTTCCAATTCTTTTTCGGCTGAGTCGGCTTTGGCTTGGGCTTCATCAGCATTTTTCTTATCTGCATCAGATTTACCTTGAAGCTTGTCTCGTTCAGCAGTAAGTTCTTTAATTTTTGAATTGAGATCAGAAATCTTCTTGTCTTTGTCAGCATTATCAGCATCAAGCTTCATAATTCTGTCAGCGTCTTGACTTGCTACAGTTACATCTGCACCATCAAGACGTACTTTTGTATAGTCCATTGGCTTCTCCTTATCAAAATTATCTTGAATCATTTCTGCGCTATCGCCTGTAAGGCGTACTGAATGGCCAGCACGCCCGCGGTCGACGATAGCAACATGATTAATTTGAATATTACTTTGCACCGAATCGTAAGCCATGCCATTAAAAGTACCTTTAGTTGGCACAACGTCGGTATGAAATCCGATTGATAGTTCCTGTTTGCCATTTTGGATAGCTTCGATAAGATCAGCGTCCATAATTGTCATATCAACCTTGATCTTGCCACCTTCCACATGCGCGTTATTAGCAGTCAATCCTTTGGCATATAAGCTTGAATTGTTTATAGTTACTGATTCATTCGGATGATCATTTGTAATTGGCTTTGAATTAGCACTCTCAACAGTGGAATCATTCAACAAATCTTGTGGAAGCTTTGCCTCCATAGCTATTTGGCCATCAGCCGTCTTGTAAGGGAAAACTCCAATACGTGCAATTGGTACATTTTTGGCATGTAAATATCCAGTTTGTGGATCAACAGATAACTTTTTGATTGGTGCGGAGTCATATCGCATAAACACAGTTATTCACCGGCTGGCACATAAATTGGTTTAGTAGGGATGTAAATCTTTTGACCTGAACGAATTGCAAAAGTTGATTTATTTACATGGTTGAAATAGCGCAATTGTTGAAGTGCTACATGATTTTCTTGTGCAATTTCAAATAATGAATCGCCTTCTTGGACTTCATGGACTTTACAACCGGTATAATCAAACATTCCCATTGGATCCTTTACTTCTGCCACTGGTTTCACCTCCTTTGCTACCTGAGGAGTTGCATTAAACGGAGGCTTAACAATTTCTGTTAAACCAGCAGGCTTATTTTCATTTGCATTTGGTAATTTTGTTTCATCTGCCATATAAATACCTCCAAAACTTCACAAAGTAAGAATCCTTTAACTACGCGATTTAGTGAAGGTTGTCCACCGACGGAATACTTACTTTTTTCACAATCTTTTATAAATTTGGGCATAAAAATAACGCCTCCTCGCATTGAGGAAGCGTTCTAATTTTATTTAATTAATTGGGTCTGCATAACATCGACACCTAATTGGCTCTCCTGGTAGTAGTCCACCATCTCCGCCGTTTGGATCGTCATATCTAAATTCTTTACCATCAAGCTCTCTATGCTTCGGTCTAACTCGACTATCTTCCATAGATCGCCATATATACCGCGTAGAGCCATTCGCTTGATTTCTGTATGAATCAATTTGCGCAAGTATTTTTCCCGTTTGATCAGTAGCAATTAAGTCAGCATGGCGCAAAGTCATACCAGTGCGATCAGTTATTGCATGAGCAAGTTCGCTGACGCCACCACCTGAGTTGATTGATCGATACACATCACCTTTGAGTTGATCAATGTATCGGCTACGCATGGTTTTAATTAGATCTGCGTTTTCTGCAATCTTCCCCTGTGTATATTCTTCAAGCTTAGAATTGTTTTCCAAGGGGTTAAGTGTAATTGCACCTGCTTTGATTTTAATTGCACCAGAGCGTGAATTAAGCTTACTGGTCGAAAAAGAATTAACTGCATACACAAACCTAGTCGCAATACTTTGGATTTGTTGATCAGTCTGTGCAGTTTGAACATTGACCGAAAACAGATCCAAGACTTGTTGAACATAATGAATCCAATTAGGATCGTTGGAATTATCAGCGTCTTGTAGAATCTTCGTTCCGCCAGTCACATAAGGCTTTAATTGATCTAATGATTGATTAGCTATTTTCTGCCAAGATCTCACCACACGTGTAAGATTGCGATAATAGCTGCGTTCAATTTTGATTGGATAGCCATTTTTGCGCTTAGCCACCATGTGCCGCCTCTAAATCCTTTTTGTATTGTTCAATTTCATCTTGTGTATAACGCGATTCTGCGCTATCGCCAGTGTAATTACCAATTGCTTGGATATTACTTTTAGTTTGGCTATTTAGCTGATCCCTAATTTCATCAGGACTATATACACCATTAGATACCCAAAGACTTGCAGTTTGAGCTTTGGTATACGCTGTTTCAGCTTGCGTCTTATCGTCCGGAGTCCAAAGAGGATTAAATTCAATAGTCCAGTCAACAGAATCCGGATCAATCCCACCGCCAACATCTTTTGCATATAGCAGTAATCGCACAATTTTAATCAGTTCTGGCTTGATTAATTGTTCCTGCATAACCTTAATGCCATCGTAGTAATTGATTACGTCTTGACTAGCACCAGCTAGCGTACCAGCTTGTTCACCTGTCAAAACTGATTTAGGAATATTAGAAGCAGCCGCTAAGCTTTGCCAAGCAAAATCCAATAGAACATTAATTCCATTTGTTTGAGTTGAGAGCTTAATAATATCGTCTTCTGAACCAATAAATGCCGTAGCTTCGGTATTTAAGCTTTGACTCATCTGATCACGATCACGCGCAAACTTATCATCATCTTCAGTCATCAGGGTATCTGATTTAACAATCTTAAAAGTAAATTCCCTAAGTATCTTTCCTGTGGTTTCTAGTGCAATTCTCATTACGTTTAATTGCTTCTCACAGCGTTTAATAATTGATGTACCTGTTTCATCATCATCAAATTTATCAAGGGAGATATGGCAATAGCGTGATTTATCAATTACTACCGTCTCAGCTTTGTTGATGTTAGGAATTAAATTGCCATCTTTATCAACTGTATACCCCGCTTGATGATGCTGAACTACAAGCGCAGATTCTTTGCCATAATCCAAACTTGTGGGATTATCGTTAGTTCTGTATGCCTTAACATTATTTTGTCCAAAAGCATGGATAAAAGCTACATCTTGGACGTTATTAGGATCGATAGGCGTGGCAGTATCAGTTGGATTAATTTCTTTGACGCCAACCGTTAAATAGCCATCACCATCTTTTCGTTGGAATCCAATTTGTTGTCCAATTACAGATGCGACATGTAATTCTTCCATCTTTTGCTCTATTTTAGCTTGTAAATCGAGATTTTTAGGGAATTTGATTTGCCAGCCGTTCCGAATCGCGTCCTGTGCTGGTTTATACACGACTTTACGAGCAATTGCATCATTTTTACAACGGTCAGTATACGCATCATAATCTTGAATTGATAAAAAATCTGGATGCCAAATTAAATCTTGATATTTTGTTCTTGGGTTTAAGTCTAAATCGTCATTACGAACCACCTGTGGGGTTTGGTAGTGTTTTATCTTTTTCTTAGCCAAAGTTTTATACCTCCTTTCCTAAAAACGCATTACAGGCCCTTTAGCACGTCTTGTCAGCTTTCTAACCGCGTAAACCATCGAGTCAACGTTGTCATCGTGTGGCATATTTGGAAAGCCAACCCATTCCTCAATCATGTCTTCGATTTCTGGCTTCCATCGTGGATGGGTAAC